GATCAGATCGAGTTTGAAGATCTGACTCTCCGTTTTTTGGTGGATGAGGATTTTGAAAACTACATGGAAATCTATACATGGATACGTGGTGTTGGATTTCCCGAAACAAGACAAGAAATATTTGATTTTCAAAAGGAAAGAAAAACAGATCGTAAAGATTACAGAATGATCGCTGGTGGGGGATATGACTTATATTCTGATGGAACTCTGACTATTTTAAACAGTTCGCAGAATCTAGAGTTTAAAGTTGTTTTTGAAGAGTTGTTTCCATACAACTTGTCAACTATTCAGTTTGATGCTACTGATACAAGCATTGAGTACTTTACAGCAGACGTAAGTTTCAAGTATACTATATTCCATGTATTAGACCCACTTAACAAGAGGTTACACCCAAGAGAAAAATAATTATGGTCATTGATCTTGAAGTGATTCAGAGCATGTGGACAAAAGATTCAGCGATTGACATGGACAATCTCCATGAAGAATCTGCGGTCAAGACAAATGCTCTCCATGCAAAATATTTTGAAATATACAATAACATTATTTTGCTGAAAAAGAAAGCAGAACAACAAAGAAAAAATATTCGCCATGAGAGGTATGAATACTACTCTGGCAAATCAGATCCAGATGTTTACATAGATAACCCCTTTCCCAAAAAGATTAGGGATAAAGATACCATGCAAAAATATTTGGATGCAGATGAGAAGTTATCTTCCATCACTCTAAAAATAGAGTACTATGATGTGATGCTAAATTACTTGGAAAGCATTCTAAAACAAATCGCCAACAGAACTTATCAGATTAAGAATGCTGTTGATTTTATGAAGTTTCAAGTAGGACTTGGGTAATGAAAGGAAAAGAAGTTGATTATTCAAATCATGGGTGGATCGAGACCACTCTTGAACCAGAACACATTGTATTTCTTTGGCAAAGAATAGAAGAAAAGAAAGAAAGTCTCAAAGAAAATCTAGCGGGAAATATTTCAGGAAGTTATTCGATTGAAGACACCGAAAACTATTTCTTTAATGAAGTTCTTTCTCAACACGTCGATGCATATACTCAAATCTATGGTGGACATCCCATTAGAGATTATGCATATGGAGACTTCAAACTTCAGTTAGGAAAGTTTTGGGTCAACTATCAAAACAAACATGAGTTTAATCCTTATCATCATCATGGTGGAGTTTACTCATTTGTTGCTTGGATGAAGATTCCAACTGACTGGAGGGAGCAGAATCAACTTCCATTTCTTGAAGGTGTCAAAGAAGAAGATAAAAAGGCATCAATATTTGAATTTGAATATCATGATATTCTTGGTAATATTCGCAACTATGGATATCGTTTAGATCCAACTTTTGAAGGAAAGTTACTATTTTTCCCATCAGCACTTCGTCATTGTGTATATCCTTTCTATAACTCTGACGAACAAAGAATCTCAGTCTCAGGAAACCTCATTTATAATCAGTGTTAAATAGTAATGTGATGCACTGAACATGTGAATACGACAGACATTATTATTTCTAAATCAAACGAAGTTCATCTGAAGATTGCTGCTGATCCGCATATTCAATATGAACTTCGTGACTATTTTAAGTTTGAAGTTCCAAATGCCAAGTTCATGCCACAGTACAGAGGCAGAAACTGGAATGGAGAAATTCATCTATTTGACATGAGATCTAAACAGATCTATGTTGGTCTGTTAGATAAGATTGTTTCTTTTTGCAAGTCATATAACTACACCTACAGTTTTGAAGACAATAAGTTTTATGGTCTTCCATTTGAAGTCAATGAGTTGATTTCATATGAGGGAGTGAAAGATTACATGAACTCTATTTGTTCTCACTCTCCAAGATCGTATCAAGTTGAGGCAGTATACGATGCATTGAGGCATAACAGAAAACTATTGATAAGTCCCACTGCATCTGGCAAATCTTTGATGATTTATTCTCTTGTAAGATACTATGTAGACAAAGGACAAAGAATTCTTTTAGTTGTTCCCACGACATCTCTTGTAGAGCAGATGTATAAGGATTTTCAGGACTATGGTTGGGATTCTGAGTCATATTGCCACAGAGTATATTCTGGAAGAGAGAAACATTCTGATTTACCAGTTACTGTAACAACATGGCAATCTATCTATAAGTTGGAAAGATCATTTTTTGAAGATTACAATGTTGTAATCGGTGATGAAGCACATCTTTTTAAAAGTAAGTCATTGGTAGCAATCATGACTAAACTTCATCATGCAAAGTTTAGATTTGGATTTACTGGAACTCTAGATGGTTCACAAACTCACAAATGGGTTTTGGAAGGATTGTTCGGACCTTCATACAAGGTTACCAGAACTTCAGAGTTAATGCAACAAGGACATCTTTCTAAGTTAGATATTAACTGCCTTGTGCTTAAGCATGGTCCTAAGAAGTTTGAAACTTACAATGATGAGATTGAGTATTTGATTGCTCATCCTCAGAGAAATAAGTTTATTGTCAATCTGGCACTTGATTTAAAAGGCAATACTTTGATTCTCTTTAGTAGGGTTTCTGCACATGGAGAGCCACTTTTTGAAATGATAAATACCTTTAAAAGCGACAATCGTAAAGCATTTTTCGTTCACGGTGGCGTAGATACAGTAGATAGAGAACTAGTTCGTGAAATAACTGAAAGAGAAAGTAACGCCATCATTGTCGCATCATATGGAACCTTTTCCACGGGTATTAATATTAAAAACTTACATAACGTAATTTTTGCATCTCCAAGTAAGTCCCGTGTACGTAATCTCCAATCTATAGGAAGGGTACTTAGAAAAGGAAAAGATAAGACAAAAGCAGTGTTATATGATATCGGTGATGACTGTACTTATAACTCAAGAAAAAACTATACGTTAAATCACCTAATAGAAAGAATCAAAATTTACAACGAAGAAAACTTTAACTATGACATTATTACGATCAACTTAAAAAAATAGGAGTAAACACATGGGTATAGAAGATGATTTTTATGCAACCATCAAGTTAGTATCAGGTGAAGAGATCTTTGCAAAGGTTGCAGCCTCAGAAGAAGAAGATAAAACAATATTGATTGTTTCTAATCCGATTACTATTGGAGAGATTAAAACTAGAGTAGGAGTAGTTGGATATAAAATAGAGCCTTGGTTAAAAACTACAAAAAAAGATTTATTTTTGATTAATCTAGATAAAGTCGTAACTATTTCAGAATCGAGTGATATTGAAATGATTACTCTCTATCAAAGATTTTTAAGAGACAATAAGGATGATGAAACTCCATCACCGTCATCCAGACTGTCAAGAAAGATGGGATTACTAGGTAATATTGATGAGACTAAAAAGAAACTTGAGAAGATCTTTAAGAGTAGCTAAGCCTCATCTTCAAACCCAACAAAGGTATTATAGTGATATTTGAGCACCCTTGTCAAGTATTGGAAAAAGTGTTACAATGATCATATTATAAATCAGATATACTTATGATCACAAATACTCCCATCATGACCAAAAGAAAGAGATCGGAACACTACGTCAATAATAAAGAGTTTCTTGCTGCTTTGATTGATTACAAGCAGAGGGTTGCTATTGCAGAAGCAAGGGGAGAACCAAAACCTCGTATCACCAACTATTTGGGTGAATGCTTTTTAAAGATTGCAACTCATTTATCATTTAAACCAAACTTTGTCAACTACATGTTCAAGGATGACATGGTTTGTGATGGGATTGAAAACTGTGTTCAGTATATGCATAACTTTGATCCTGAAAAGTCTTCAAACCCATTTGCTTATTTTACTCAAATTATTCACTATGCTTTCCTCCGTCGTATTCAAAAGGAGAAAAAGCAACTAGAGATCAAGAATAAGATTCTGGAAAAGACTGGTTACGAGGAGGTGTTTGTGGACAATAATACGGTTGACGGAAGCAACTATAGCGACTATAATTCCATTAAAGATGCCGTGCATTCTAAGTTGCGTTATTGAATGAAAGTCGCTATTATTACAGACCAGCATTTCGGATGTCGTAAAAACTCAAAGGTTTTTCATGACTATTTTCTGAAGTTTTACAATGAAGTCTTTTTCCCCACTCTAGAAGAACAAGGTATCACCGCAGTTGTTGATATGGGTGACACCTTTGATAGTCGTAAGGGTATTGATTTCTCTGCCTTGTCATGGGCAAAGAATCATTACTATGACAGACTTCAAAGTATGGGAGTAACTGTTCATACAGTAGTTGGTAATCATACTGCATACTATAAAAATACCAATGATGTAAATGCTGTTGATCTTCTGTTGAGAGAATACAAAAACGTGCAGGTATATGCTAAACCAACAGAAGTCAAACTAGATAACCTTAAAGTTTTATTTGTTCCGTGGATTAATCAAGAAAATGAAGAAACAACTCGTCAAGTTATTGAAAAGACATCTTGCAAGGTTGCGATGGGGCACCTTGAGCTCAGAGGATTTAATGCTAATCGATATGTCGTCATGGAGCATGGTTATGAGAGCGAACTATTTAAGAAGTTCAGTCATGTCTTCTCGGGACACTATCACACTAGAAGTTCAAAAGAAAACGTAAAGTACTTGGGTAATCCATACGAAATCTATTGGACAGACTTTGATGATGTTCGTGGTTTTCATATCTTTGACACCGAAACCGCAGAACTCACCGCAGTCAATAATCCCTTCAAAATGTTCTATAAGATTCATTATGAAGACACTCCTTACCAAACATTTGATGCAACAAAGTATGCTGGTAAGATCGTAAAACTTGTGATTCGTAAGAATAGCAATAGTAAAAAGTTAGACAAGTTTGTTGAAAAGATTTTTTCCGCAAACGTAGCAGAACTTAAAATCGTTGAAAACACAGACTTTGAAGGATATTATCAAAGTGCAAACACTGAGGAGTTTGAATCTGAAGATACCATGTCTATCTTGAATAGATATATTCAGGACGCTGAGATTGACCTTGATAAGTCCTTTATTCAAGGTATAATGCAAGAGGTCTACCAAGAAGCTTGCGAAATGGTTTAAAGATGCACATTCTAACTATCGATGGCAAAGAAGAAGAAGGAGCGTATTCTGTTACAGATGAACTAGGAGAAAAAATCCTTTACATCTGGGAAGAGGAAGATGATGCCGTTCGATTTGCTATGATGTTAGAAGAAGAAGGATATCCCGAAATGAGTGTCGTTGAAGTTGAAGACGATTTGTTGCTTAGGACTTGCGAAATGCATGACTATTCGTATACAATAATAACTAAGAATGATTTTGTAATTCCACCTGAAGAAAAAGATAATGATCTTGTTTAAGACTATTCGATATAAGAACTTCCTTTCAACTGGGAATCACTTTACCGAGTTTAACCTAACCCAAAATACTACAACTCTGATCATCGGTAGTAACGGTGCAGGTAAATCTACAGTTCTTGATGCACTGACCTTTACTTTATTTGGGAAACCATTTCGTAAAATTAATAAACCTCAACTTCCAAACACAGTAAACGATAAGGACTGTGTTGCCGAGGTTGAGTTTTCTATTGGAAGTACAGAATGGAAAGTACGTAGAGGAATCAAACCAAGTGTGTTTGAGATCTATCAGAATGGAAGATTGTTGGATCAAAGTTCTTCTGCGATTGATCAGCAAAAATGGTTTGAACAAACTGTTCTCAAAATGAACTATAAGTCCTTTACTCAGATTGTGATTCTGGGTAGTAGTACTTTTGTTCCTTTTATGCAACTTACTGCTGCTAATCGTCGTGAGGTGATTGAAGATCTTCTTGATATTAAGATCTTCTCATCAATGAATACAATCATTAAAGATAAACTTCGTCAATCTAAGGATGAAGTAAAGACTTTGGATCTCACTAAAGAGTCTGTAAATGACAAGGTGAGAATGCAGGAGAACTTTATTCATACTCTAGAGCAGAACGGAAAGGATAAAATCAAGAATAATAAGAACAAGATCTCGACTCTCTTTGGTGAAGTTGAGGAACTTATTTCTGAAAATGAAACGATTCAGAGTGTTGTGGAATCAAAACAAGAAGAACTTGAATCATATGCAGGAGCTGCACAAAAACTTAAAAAACTTGGCAATCTAAAGGGTAAAATCTCTCAGAAAGTATCAATGATCACTGAAGAGCATAAGTTCTTTAGTGAGAATACGGTCTGCCCTACCTGTACTCAAAGTATTGAAGAAAGTTTTAGGTTAAATAAGATAGAGGACGCTCAAAATAAGGCAAATGAGTTGCAATCTGGGTTCAAAGAACTGAAGAACGCAATTAACGAGGAAGAAGAGCGAGAGCGTCTTTTCAACAATCTTTCTAAGGAGATTACAAAACTAACACATGACATTTCTCAAAACAATACTAAGATTTCTGGATTGCAACGACAATCAAGAGATCTTGAATCGGAAGTTCAAACTATTACCGATCAACTACAAAACAGAAATATTGAACATGAGAAGTTAGAGTCATTCAAAGAAAAACTAAAGATTACAGAAAAAGATTTAGAAACCAAAAAAGATCTCATTAGATACTACGACTTTTCTTATAGTCTACTTAAGGACGGTGGAGTTAAAACCCAAATCATCAAGAAGTATTTGCCTCTCATCAATCAGCAGGTAAATCGTTATCTGCAAATGATGGACTTCTACATTAACTTCACTCTTGATGAGGAGTTTAACGAAACCGTCCAATCACCTATTCACGAAGACTTTACATACGCATCCTTTAGTGAAGGAGAAAAGATGCGTATCGACCTAGCACTTCTTTTCACTTGGAGAGAAGTTGCAAAGTATAAGAACTCCGTGAATACTAATCTTCTCATCATGGATGAAGTATTTGATTCATCTTTGGATGGATTTGGAACGGACGACTTCTTGAAAATCATTAGATTCGTAATCAAAGATGCAAATATCTTTGTTATCTCTCACAAGGATGGATTGCAAGATAAGTTTGATAACGTGATTCGATTTGAAAAAGTAAAAGGATTTAGTAGGATGGTTTGAAAATGCAAAAAGTTTTAATCACAGGACACAAAGGATTTATTGGTAAACATGTTTATGATGACTGGAAAGAAACTCACTGTGGATGGGTAACTGGATTAGATCGTCCAGACGATGTTAGAGACTTCTCTGGTGGTGACTTTAATCTTGTGATTCACCTAGCAGCATATGCAGATATTCGTGACAGTCAAGAGAATCCAGAGAAGTATTATGAGAACAACGTTGCCTCTGTAAGACCTTTATTTGAGTGGTGTAGGCAAACTAATACTAGACTTCTTTACGCTTCTTCTAGTGCTGTAGAAGAGGGGTACTGGACGAATCCATATGCAATGACTAAATGGATTAATGAGCAGATGGCACCACCAAACTCCGTTGGTATGAGGTTCACAACTGTCTACGGTCCTGGTGGTCGTGGTAACATGATGTATGACCTCCTCAAAGATAAGAAAGCAAAGTATGTGACTAATCACAAACGTGATTGGATTCATGTAAAAGATATTTGTCGTGCTATTCGTTATCTTGCAGCAAGTGATGTGACTGGACCTGTAACTATTGGAACAGGTAAATCAGTTGCTGTTAAGGATCTAGCAAAAGCATTTGGTCAGGGACATCTTCCAGTTCTTGAAGACACACCTGGAGAAAGAACCGATAACGTTGCAGACATTTCTATTATGGAAAGCATTGGATGGTTTCCAACGATTGATGTCCTTAGTACAGTATAAATAGTGGCACACGGTGCCTACCATGGATCTTGACAAGAACACTCTATGGTATGATACAGTGTTAAATCAGATTCTTCAGGGCAATGAACACCCCAAACTGGCAACACCACTCCAAGAAGGAACAGAAGCGAAAACTCAAACCACAAGCGATGAGAGCAAGGCGTGAAGCATTGCGCCAGTTCAAAAAGCGTCACATGACCTCCCCCAAAAAGGGAGGTTCTTTTGTATTATACACTCATACGAAATGACTTCCATGACCGTTCTGACTCACGAGATCAAATCCCAACTTGCTAAACTGCTTGCCACTGAGGATCTTGTGGTTGAGCATAAGAAAGTTCAGACTGCCTGCTTTAACGTTCACACTCGTGTGCTGACTCTGCCTACCTGGGAGAAGGCAAGTGGAAACGTTTATGATCTTCTCGTGGCACATGAAGTGGGTCATGCACTTTTTACACCTGATCGTGACTGGACTCAAGAACGTAATATTCCTCTGCAGTTTGTAAACGTTGTAGAAGATGCTCGCGTTGAGAAACTGATGAAGCGCAAGTATCCTGGTCTTCCCAAGACTTTCTACAATGGATATCGTGAACTGAACGATAAGGATTTCTTTGCTCTAGAAGATGAGAATGTTGAGGAGTTCAATCTTGCTGACCGTGCAAATCTGCACTTCAAGATCGGTAGTTTCCTTCCTCTTTCCTTTAAAGAAGATGAACAAGTAATCGTTGATCAGATTGCTGCTGCAGAAACTTTTGATGAAGTTCTTGATGCTGCAGAAGTTCTCTACAAATATTGCAAAGAGGATAAGTGTAAGGTTCCTGAAATGGATAACCTTGAAACTGACAATCAGATGAGTGGGTCAGGCAATCTCCCGATGGATTCTGGTGAGCAAGAGGATGGTGAGTCTGAAAATGGTGAGAAGCAAGAAACTGAGGGTTCTACTGAAGGAACAACTAACTCTTCTCCCAGTGAACATGTCAGTAATACTGATGATGATATCTCAGTTCAGACTGATGAATCTTTCTCCCAAAATCTTCAGGAGTTGACTGATAACCGTGCTGAAGAATCTACTTATCTTGAAGTTCCCTCTGTGAACTTGGACACGATTGTTGTGTCTAACAAAGACCTTCATGAATACTGCAATGATTTTTATAATATGATGATTAGAGATTGTGGTGCTTCTTATGAAGAATCTGACAAACTTCTTGAGTCTTTCAAACGTTCTGCTCAAAAGGAAGTTAACTATCTGGTAAAAGAGTTTGAATGCAAAAAGTCTGCATCTCAATATGCTCGCTCTACTGTATCTCGCACAGGTGTTCTTGACACTGCTAAACTTCATACTTATAAGTTCAATGAAGATCTCTTCAAGAAAGTGAGTGTTATTCCTGATGGTAAAAATCACGGACTCATCTTTGTTTGTGATTG